TGCTTTACGCCGGCCGGGAAAGGGGGATTGACAGCGCAGGGGTGGTCTCTGCCGCCTACCTGCGCATGGTGGGGGACCCGGTGCGGTGCGCAAACGCTCTTATTGCGTCTCATTTCAATGGTGTGGCACTATGCCACACTCGGGCCGCATCGAGGGGAGCGATAACTGTCGAAAACGCACATCCTATCGAACTAGAGGACGGCGCCTTTCTTATTCACAACGGAACGGTGTTTCTAGAAGACTTGCCGGGTTACGCTTACAAAACCCAAACAGATAGCGAACGCCTGGGGGCGCTGATACTGCGCAAGGGTTTGAAAGCGGCGTTCAAAGAGGCGCCCGGGAGCGCCGCGATAGCACTGCTAGACAGAACGAAAAAAACATTGACCCTTGCCCGCAAAGTGTCCCCGCTTGTGGTCGCCTGGTGGCGTGACAGCGGGGAACTGGTATTTGCGTCAACTTTAGATATGCTAAAAGCCTGCCTCCACCTGAAAAACGCCCAAGTCGAGGAACTTCGAGATGGGTGGGCTTTGAACATTCGATTTGAATACCTCCCAGATGGGGGGGCGCGGGTGGTGGATTATGATTATCAAGAGTTACTAAAACCATCGGAGGTGTGGCAATGGTCGTGGAACACGAAATACAAAGTGCTCTGGGATTTAGTGTCGGAATAGAGGTCGAGTTAAAGTTAGAGGTTGCAAAGCTTGGGCAGGTCATGAATGTTGACAAAGACCTGCTAGCGTTGCATTGGGGCATTGACAGAAGCGTGGATGGCACTTACAAGCGGGGATGTGAAATAAGGACAAGACCCACGAATGACACGAGCCATTTGATGCTTTTGATAGACACGATTTATGACCGTGTCTTGCCTTTGAAGCCCGAAGTGACCGACACGGCGGGATTGCATGTTCACATAGACTTTGCGCCACACGCTTTATATTTAGACGAATACGCACGGCGCATCGCAGCTATCATTGTTCATTGGCTTCCAGTTGAGAATGCCTTTATCGAGGCGTGCTATGGCAGAGACTGGCGAAGAAACAAGGCCTGGCTAAAGCGGGAGCACTATTGCAGGCCGTGGACGGGCTATCGCGAGGACCTAATCCAGCGTGCGCTTATGTTGACCCGCTATCGTGCACTAAATATCTTGTCAGGACATACATTTGAGATAAGGCTATTCCCGTCCACCACCGACCGCGAACAGTGCAAAAAATGGGTTATGATGGCGGTTGATTGGGCGCGTGGAATTGATTTTGAGTCGCCGAAGATGGTTTATAAAACAATCGAGACCAAGCGGGTTTTATTGAACCTAGACCCAACACTGAAGCGACAGTATCACCTAGTCTAAAATAGCCCGATTTGCCCTTTATTTGCCCGAATACGAGGGGGTTTTGGTCGGGCAGGTATGTTAATACTGCCCAAACGGAAAAAACCCCATAGTGTGCCAAAATGAAACAGTTTATTTGACAAAAGCAAGATAATAAGACAGAAGCACGCCTCCGCCGGTGATGACCAGCGAGATTATTTTGATTAGGGTCCACAGGGTTTGTTGAGTTTGGGTTGTAGCTTTATCTTTGCCCGTGTCGATGGCTTCGTGGCGTGCAGTTGAGACCTTGAGGTCAAAGACATCGCTTTGGAGTGCTTGGAGTTGGCGTTTATGGTTATCTAGGTCTTGGGCTCTGGAGGTTAGTCTTTCTTCGATGCGTGCTATTGATTTACCTAAGTCGCTGACTTGGCTGGCCATTTCGCTGATATTTTTATCCAAGCGGTCCACCTGAGTTCGCAGTGCTTGGGTATCGGCGCTAAGGGTTGCGACTTTTGTGTCCAGGGTTTCCACGCGGTTTGCGAGATTTTGGACTCTAGCATCTAGGTTTTCAACACGGTTCAGGATAGTTGCAATAATGCCGTTCAAGTTCACTTCCGCCATTGTTGCCACCTCGCAGGTTTACCTCTGGTGTCGTAATGAACGAAGGGTCTTTTACGGGACCCTTTGCCTACATAGTAACGACCGAGTCCGCCTTGAGTTATAACACCTTTATTGATAAGGTCAAGGATAATGTCTGCAAGTTCGTCAACGGTCATACCCTCGACCGTTATGTCAGCTGCCCTTGATTGGAGGTGTTGGGAGAGGGGGACGCCGCCAGCGAGACGGTTGCACTCAGGGCAGCGGTGACCAGAGACAACGATAATGGGTTTATTTCCGATTGCTTGTCGGATTTTTTCGAGTTGGCAGCACAGGTGGAACATGGGGGTGTAATACAGGATGCCGTGTGCGCAAGCCATCTCTGTGAAGGTGAAGTGTTCGGTGATATTGTTTTTCCCGCTGCTCATCACTAAAATTATAGTGCTATGTCTTCGAAAGAGCAAAAGGCGATTGATGGTCTTTTAGGGTTGCTAGCGAGACAGTTGGTGCGTTTGAAGGAGGCGCAGGATAAGGGTGAAGAGATAGACACACAAGAGCTTGTGGCTTTATCTAGGGCGGTTACGGATGCGCTTAGGACGCGGTTATTGATAGGGAAGGAGCAGGGGATGATGTTATCTGCAGAGGATTTAGGTTTTAGTGATGATGAGTTTGCGACTCTTATGAGGCTTGTTGACCAGAGAGAAGTTGACGGATGATTTCGGGGACGATGCTGGGGTCGATGTGGTAGGTATTATTGACCATAGAGACGCCGTCTCCTTCCCAGGTGCGCAATATTTCGCGGATGCGTCTAGGGTCTAGGTTATATTGTTCTGCGATGTCTTTAGTTGTAAGGAAGGGTGGAGGGACTGGTTCGGTGCGTGGGAATGTGAAGACGCCGTGTGGTAGGAAAAGGCAAGCGGGACCGTTATCAGGTGCGCCGTAGAAGACGCCATACACAGGTTGGAGGTAAGTTCGCAAGCGAGACAATGCGGAGAAGTCGCGTTTGGTGATGAAGAGCAGGAGGTTATCTATGGCGCGGTCATTGGTGATAACGGTAAAGATGCCTGCTGTTAGTCTGGCGGGTTGTCTGGGGGCGAGGGTGATGCGTGTGATGGCTTTTGTGTTTTTATCAAAGAGCATGGGATGGGGTGGTAGTGCGTTTAGCAGGAAGGTGGTAAGTTCTTTGTAGCGGTCCTTGCGGTCGAATTTGCGTAGCAAGTGCCAGTATTCCATGAGTAGGTCATTTGTAATGGTCATTTTTGCCTCCTTGTTGGTTCGGGCTTAGGTTTTTGGGATTTATTGTCTTGCAGTGGGGTCTCAAGTAGCGTCAAAAGGTGGTCTAAGAAGCCAGCGAGACCTGGGGTTGCATCTGGGCGAGATTGGTAGTTTTCGTAGGCGCTAATGAAGCGGTCATAGATGCCATGAGGGATAGCGGCGTCTTTGAGTTTGCCGAAAGCGAAGGACACAAATGTTTCACTTGTGGGGGTTATGGTTTCTTGTGTGCCAGCGAAGTCAGCTGAGTCTAGGGTTTCAGGGGTTGTGGGAGTGCTTTTGACAACGGTATCGAATGGGTCACTATCGTCAAGTTTGCGTAGGTCGCCCAGTATGTCCGTAAGTTCATCTTCACTGAAGCCAGTCAGGGAGAGGAGGGCGGTGTCATCTGAAAGGTCGGAAAGGAGTTTGTGCAACGCTTCGAGGTCCCACTCGCCTGAGATTTTGTTCAGAGCGACATTTAGGGCTTTGGCTTTTTCTGGGGGTAGTGAAACGAAAACGGCGGGCACTTCTGTCATGCCAAGCTCCATAGCTGCTTTTGCTCGCTGATTGCCTCCGAGCACTTCCATTGTGGGCTTGTTGACAACGATGGGTTCAACAAAGCCGAATTCTTGGATTGACCGCTTCAGAGCCTCCATGTCTTGGGTGCTCATATAGCGGGGATTCCATTCAGGCAGGACTAGGTCCTTTACCTTTACGGGTTCGATTTTTAGCATGTATGCCTCCTTAGGTTTCACGGAAAAGATTATAGCAAACAAAAAATGGTCATACAAAAGTTATTGACTTTTAGTCTCGCAAAAAAGTATCCTTAGGGTGATGTTGGGGATAGTTGGCTACGCAGGTGGCAAGTTTTATAATGTGCCGAAGATTTACGGGTATTTCCCTGACCATATAGCATATCATGAGCCGTTTGGGGGGACGCTGTCGGTGTATTTGAACAAGCGGTGTGTGAAGTGCGGGATAGTGAATGATATTGACCGCTATATGGTGAATGTGTGGCGATGTTTGTCTATCCCAGTCATGGCGGCGGAGTTACGGGCAAGGTTTTCAAACATGGAGTTTAGCGAGATTTGGCGCAATAGAATGAAGGCGTTTTTGCAGACGAAGGCATTGCCTGATGAACCGTCATTAGAACATGCTTACGCTTACTTATATCTTTTGCAGACTGGATTTGGTGGGAAGCTGGACTATATCAACTATGAGCTTTCAGGGACATTCAAGATATTATTGATGAATGAAACAGAAGTTGTGTCCTATCTTTTAGGGCGACCAGTTGTTATGAGTAAGTCGGCATTCGAGATTTTGGACAAGACCAACCATCCTCGTCATTTGGTATTTTTAGACCCTCCATATATTGATGTGACGCAGGGATACAGTCGTGGTTTCAGTAGGAGGGAGATGGAGGAGTTATTGAACTGGATGCGGGATGCGAAGTGTTATGTGTTGTTAGCGCATTATCCGCACGCGCTTATAGACAAATATGGCTTTGAGCGGAAGGTATTTTTCCGCCGGCGGTGCATGGCAAATCGGGCAAAAAGAGGCAGGCTAGCGGAGGCTTATTATGCCAACTATTCTTTGAGTGATGCGCTTTACGAGCAGCGGAAGTCTCGCTGGTGGTTGTTTTCGGCCGAGAATTCCAGGTTCTTGACCAAGTTACGGAAAACCGCTATGCTAAGATTTGCGGAGGGCACGAAGCATGTGCCCGTTGGTCTTTTAGAAACGAAGGAGGAGTCAGATGGACCTTTATAAAGTAAAAACGCCATTCGCCCTGATTAGGGCTGGACTCCTTGACAAACTCAAGGAACACGACCTAAAGATTGATGAACATCAAGGCAAGTTGGCAAGCCATGACAGCACTTTGACGCAGCATGGCAATGCAATCGCGTCTTTGCAAGCGGAGCAGCGGGTAAAGATTGTGACATTTGGATTTGAGGGCTTGCAGATTGGGCCTGGCGAGAGTGCGACGATAGGCTCGCTGTGGCAGTATTTGGACAGGGGTGTGATTTTGGACGCAGCGGTCGTCATTGAAAGATTCAGCGGTGGGGGTGCGACGATTGATGTTGGTGGCGCTAATGCGCAGGATGGTCTATTTACTGGGATAGACGGGACTGGGGCGTTTCTTATAGCGCCTGATGTGGATGATGGTCAAATAGTAGGCAGCAAGGGAGGCACGGCGCTTTGCAAATGGGCGGCTGGTGGCGAGACAGGTGATGGGTGGTTTGCGAAGCTGATTTGTCGTGTTGCTGATGTTGTGGGTTCTGATGGGCAAGTGAAGGTGACGAATAAGAGTAACGCGGTCTCAGTCAGCATTACAGGGCGGCTAATTCTTGTCATAGCCTAAGGAGGCGAGCCATGAAGATAAAAGAGCACGAGGATGGGCACAAAAGCCCGCCGAAGGAGTATCGGGAAAGGGGCGCAACGAAGCCAGAGCACTATGCTGACCCGGTCAATTTCAAATACCCGATACATGGGAAGAACAAAGAGGAGACCTATGAGTTTGTGAGGGCTGCGATAGGGTATTTTTGCAAGCCTGACAATTACAAGCGGTATTCGCCAGAGGAGCGCAAGTATGTAGCGAGACGGATACTGAGGGCTGCGAAGGAAGTGGGTATCGAGGTTGGGGAAACTCTGCGCAAGTTGGCGGGTGAAAAGGTGGAAAAGGCGATAGCGGTATTTGAGAAAGGGCAGTGGGTGGTGAAGCCGATAGGCTATGAGGTGAGCCATGACAAAGGATGAGGAGGTATTGAGAGCGAAAGCCGTCTATGATGGTGTGAGATGGGTGGTGAAGGCGTTAGAGCCTGCGATAGAGAAGGCGGTTGATAAAATAAAACTCGAAGGAATTGGCACGGCGCGGATACCGAGAGGCATGGTTGGGCGAAAGCCAATAATAAGTAAGCAAGGCTCACAGTTTTATTTGCTTTTGCCCAAGCCTGTTATAGCCATAGGACCACGAGGCGGGTATATAACAGGATACAGGGGAGGCGAACCTGAATATGGCGGGTATTATGTGCAGAATGTGGGGCGGCCAGGGCAGTGGAGTGGTGGACTAGTGGAAGTAGCTAGGAAGGCGGATAAAGATTTCGTTGAAGCGGTGAGGACGGCGTTTGTGCGAGGGTGGTCGCGAATGGTGGTTGAGTTATTGAAGGGTCTCGCTGCCAGAGCCGGGGGCAACCCTGAGCGATTGCAAACTACGGCGGCGGATCTCGAGCGAACAGGAGTGAAATTGCCAAAGCGAGCTGTGCAAGGCAGAATGCCGGTAATAATAAAGCAAGGGGAGAGCATCGATGTGTTGGTGCCAAAGCCTGCGATAGCGATAGGTCCACGAGGAGGTTACATAACAGGCTATCATGCTGGGAAGCCTGAATATGGGGGTTATCTTATTAGCAAAGTCCATACAGCATCGAAAGTGAGAGACCTGGAAAGTTTACAGGACCCGAAGACAGCTAATAGAGAACTGCTAACGGATATTGCGGATGCTTATTTATCTGCGGTAGGAGCACTAAATAAGCTGGTGGCATCTCTAGGCGGGCGATTTGCGAGGTTGAACCGATATGAGCCTGACTATTCGAAGGTTACATTTTTGGTATTTGACAGAGACACAGGCAAATTGGCGCCGATGAAATTTCCTAATGTGCGGAAAATACTGGAGGAGAGCGTTGCGAGAGGAAACAAAGAAGATTGGAAGGACCTGCTCAATGTATATGGCACTGAGGTTACGAGACTGATAGCGGAGACCGCAACAGAGGTAGAGCGATGGGGGGAGGAGTTAGTGAAGCGAGACCCAGATGGATGGGCGAAGAAATGGGCGAGCGATTTTAGGGCGGAATTCAATAATAGGCTTGCCAAAAAGTTGGAGGAGGCTCACATTCCGTTGGATAATCCTGAGGTCAGTGCGTATCTTTCGGAGATAACGCGGACTATTCGGCCTGTGACTTCGCTGTTAGGGGATGCGTTTTTTAGGCTATCCAGGTATGCAGAGGACCTGAGAAAAGCTAAGGCTCAGGGTGCTGTAAAAGGCTTTGATAGTCTTGAGAGGAGGTAAGTATGGCTGACAAGTCAGCAACGACGAAAAGCTTTGAAGCGAGGTTTATTGTAAAAGCTGCTAAACCGCAGGGACCAAGCACGGAGGGTCTAGGTGACAAGTTGCGGAAGTTGCATGGTGTGGGGGTAATGAAGGAGGGGGATAACTTTTATTTGCTAGTGCCGAAGCCTGTGATAGCGATTGGACCGAAGGGAGGTCTTATAACAGGTTATCGACAAGGGGGCAGGGTAGTGGAATATGGTGGTTATCTGAAGGTGCGGATGAATGTGAAGCCAGCTAAGGCGGGAGATAAGCCTCGCTGGGAGGATATTCATCATGAGGTTATCATAGATGCATTCAATAGGGCGGCGAAGCAGGCAGAGAAGCTTATTCAGAAAGAACGAGAGAAGGGAAGGCAAATACCGCAATCGGTGATGGACCTTTATAACCGTTACGAGGCGCCTGGGACGCATAACATTTGGAAGTATGATGCGGAGACAGGGACATTTGAGGCGTTCCCTGGCAGGAAAGAGCCGACAGCGAGATATGAGGAGAGGGCGCCAGCGCTAAAGATGACGCCTGCGGAAAGGCAGGAGAAAGGGAAAGGTGTTCATGCAGGGACTAAGCGGTTGCCTTTGGAGGCGATAGCTGAGGCGATGCGGCAGGCGACTGTGACATCGTTTGTTGATAAGTCGTTCTTTGTTCCACATCCAGAGCTTATGAGGATGCGAGTCAAGCTTGTTCAGACGGTTGATAAGGACGGGATACCATGTTTGAAGTTGCAACCGAGCGATGAAGAAGTGGATAAAGGTGTGGAGAGATTAACAGGTCTTATAGGTCCAGAGCACTTAGGGGTTGCCATTTTGATAGCACATGCGCTGCCTGGGGGCACAGAGGGCATACAGAAGGGGATGAAGTTTGACAGGACACCTGCGAAGATGACGCACCATCTCGCACCGGTAGGAGACAAGTGGTTACATATTTACGATGTAAGCACGAATATGCCCTATGTAGCGAAGTGGGAGTGGGACAAGCCAGGCGAGGGTCTTGTTTGGGCTTATGCAAGGTTGGGTTATCAACGGAAGGCGGGTGAGGACAATGAGAAGGTTATGGTTCAAAAGATATTGGAGATGCATGGCGATGTGAAGGTTGCGACAGAGATAGGGCTAGAGAGGAAATGGAGAGCGATAGGGTCGCAATGGGAGCGGGCAGGGATGCTGGCGTCGCGGTTTGCGATAGCTGAGGATATGTTTACAGGGCTGAGGGCGTGGGTTATATCGAATGGGCTTATGGTAGCGAGCGATGCACGGCACATGCAGCTTGGTAAGGGTGGGCTTGGTTTGAGTGCGTATCAAATCAGGTATGACCCAGAGGCGCACAGTTATGTGATGAATGTTCATACGCACAATAATCGCCCAGTTACACTGCGCTATGAGTTACCGAGATTTATCTCGCAGAGGGTGGCAGAGGATATGATTAGTTGGATGAAGAAGGTGGAAGATAGGCGGTTGCAGGAGATAGGGGGACCTCGCAGTTTGCAGGCATATTTGAACAAGATGAAGGGAAAAGTGGAGGGGTGGCTTGCGGACAACATAGGGGGATTGCCAGAGGGTGCGACGCTAGACAATTTCAGGGTTGCAGGGCTAGCCTCGAAGATAAAGGCGGTGGCAGAGGACTTTGCGGCATCGCCTGAAGTAAAGGGCGAAGTGAAGTGGAAGGATGTTAAGGACGAAATCAATAAGAGACTGGTCGGGGACTTGGGATTGAACGAAAAGAATGCTTGCCAGCGAGTTCCCAAGAGCGTATGGCACGATGTGAAGGCGATTTTGCGGGCGCACAAGTTGGTTATAAAGGCGTTTGATGTGTGGGGTGCTACGGATAGTCCTGTGATAACGGTGTTTGCTGTGCCTGCGCCGCCAGTTGAGTATTTCGATTATTCAGATGAACCGACCTTGCTACCTGATTGGCTAACGATAGAGGAATGCTATGAGGCTGAGGAAGAGGGCTAGATGTGGCGGCTAAGAGGCAGGAAGCTGAGGTTACAAGGTATGGCGACATTATCATTGCGGCTTTAGAGGACCCCTGGCTTGCCCGGTCGTTAGCGCAGGAATACAAAGAACCCCCGCATGTTACCGGTCTAGCGACATATAAGTTACTGCGAGACATTTCGAGGAAGCACATAATAGCTGCAATAATCGAGACTAGGTGCACGCAGGTGGCGGAGTTTGCAAGGGTAGCTTATACGCCGCGGGAAACGGGGTTTGAGATAAGGAAAAAGGGGAAAGAGACCACAAAGGCGGACGCGAAGGAAAAAGAGCGCATTCAAGGTCTATTGCTCAGCTGTGGGGATTGGCGGTGGGCTGATGATATTCCGCAGCACAAGGTTTATCGTGATAGGCTAAGTTTCGAGATGTTTGTAAGGGCTTTAGTTAGAGACTCGCTAAGATATGACCAGGCATGTGCGCAGATAGTGTATTCGAAGGCGGGGAAGCCGTTGTGTTGGTTGCCAGTGGATGCGAGCACGATAAGGATAAACGATGATGCAAGCGGTTATGTTCAGGTTTTAGAGGGGATGCGAGTTGTGGCGGAGTTTGCGCCTGAGGAAATGCTGTTTGGGGTGCGGCGGCCTCGAACGGACATAGAGGCGCTAGGGTATGGGTATCCAGAGATATTAGATTTGATAGAGATAATCACGGCGTTTTTGTGGGGTTTTCAATACAATGCGGCGTATTTTCGCCAGGGCATCAATACAAAAGGTTTTTTGTTTGTGCGCGGGAGCATGAACCAACAGCAGTTAAACGAGTTCAAGCGGGATTTGCAGACGATGGCGACTGGTGTTGGGCAGGCGCACAGAGTGCCGATACTGAACCCCACAGGGGCAGACTCTCAGGTTCAGTGGATTAGTCTAGGACAGCAACAGCGAGACATGGAATATCGGGAGTGGATGAACTGGCTGATGAAGGTGACATGCGCTTTATTTTTGATAGACCCGATGGAGATTGGGTTTCATTTTGGTGCGGAAGGTCAGAAGGGAAGCGTTTATCAAGCGAGTCCAGAGGCGCGGGTTACGCTATCGAAGGATAAGGGGCTGAGGCCTTTGCTTCGGTCGATTGAGACATGGATAAATCATTGGATTGTGGAAAGGATAAATCCTGACTTTGAGTTGCGGTTTACGGGTATTGGGGATTATCAAGAGGATGAGCGTGCGCGGTTTGACCAGATGAGGGCGCAGACTTACATGATGATAGACGAGATAAGGGCGGAGCATGGGTTGCCGCCGTTGCCAAACAACATGGGGCAGGTGGTAGCGAACCCGTCATTGACGAATGCTTTGCAGTTGGGCATGATGCTTGGATTAGTGAAGCCGCCAGCACAGCAAGGAGGCATGGGTGGTTTTGGCGGTGAAGGAGGAGAGGAAGAAGCCGTCTCGCAAAAAGAAGAGGAGGCGGGTATAATAGAAAAGGAAGGTTCTGAAGAGGAGGGCGAAAATGCCTGATGCTATTAGAGTTCAAGGACAGACGACATACAGGCCGGGGGTTTTCCCGGTGGTGGATGCGAGTGCATTAGCGGGGCTTGGACCTGCGACAACGGGAACGATAGCCTTACTTGGGGAATGGGCGCGGGGACCAGACCCACATACTCCGACCATAGTAAGGACATCGGGGCAGTTGCGAAGGTTATTGCCATTGCGGGATGCGGTTGTTATAGGGCAGTTGGCTTTTAGGCCGTCTAGTGACCCTAGAATTCCGAATGGTGCTAATCGGTTGGTGTTGGTGCGTGTGAATAGGGCGACTAAGGCGATGTTGGCGCTTATGGAGGATGTTGGTGAAGGTGTGCCCAGGCATGTAGCGATTTATTTGCGAGCCATAAGTGGAGGTGCTTGGGGGAATGAAATTCAAGTGCGTGTAAATAGGTCGAACAAGTGGCAAGGTTTAGGGCGGTCGGTGTCATTGAAATATCAAGACAAGTCGCTTACGACAGGGGATGTGGGGTGGAATGCGAAGGCGCTTAGGATTAGTTTTGCACCGCAGGTAGCGGAAGGGGATATTTACGAAGGTGCGCAGCTTACGAATAATGGGCGCGCGTTGTCGATTATGTGGGCTGTGCGGACACCTACGCAGGACGGCAAGGAGTGGACGCCGCCGTTTGCGTTCGATGGAGCGATAACATTTGCGACGACCGACAATCAAGGAAATCCCACAGCGCCGGGCAGTGAGGTTAAAGTAACGGTGTTTGGGATAGACAAGGACACGGGCGCGCAAGTGAGCGAGCAGGTGACAATCAATGACAATCAGCCGCATCCGACAGCGAAGGCTTTTTCCGCTGTGACCAGCATAAAGATGGAGGGCACTTTTGGAAGTGCAACGCAGCTAAGGATTGCGAGTTATTGGTGCGATATTGATTTGACGGAGTATCCTACTTTGGCGGTTTTGGCAGGTAGAATATCTAGGAACTCGGAGAAGGGGTTGACTGCGTTTGTGTTGGGGCAGGGGGTGATGCCCGTTACCGAGTTGGACTTTGTGGACGGGCAGGAGGTGTGTTCAGAGTTTACTTTCAAGGTGACAACAGATGAACCAGGATTGGACCTTAGCGACAAGCCGTTTGGTGGGCAGGGGGTGGTAACGCTAAAAATCCCAGAAGAAGCGGACGCGCCTAAAGAGTTTACGGTGCAAGGGGTTAATGCGGCGAGTGGAGAGCCGGACAGTGAAAAGATAACGATAGCGAAAGGTTCAGCGGTTGGGGAAGGTAGCGTTGATTGGTATTCGATAGACAGCATAACGCCGCCAGAGGGCTATACTGGCAATCTAACGGTAAAGGCGCAAGGGAGGCACATTTACAGAAACTTGCAAACGGTGATAGATGCGATAAATGCGAAGTTGGGCGAATATGTGATAGCGGAAAGGGGCGACGAAGGTGGTCGGTTGCCAGAGGTGACGGATTGGTTCAAGTTGGCAGGGGGCAAGGACAATATCCCTGCGAGTGTGGATGACTGGAGGCAAGCGATTGATTTACTGCGAGACCCAAGCCTTGAGATACAGCATGTCGTTGCTTTGACGGGCAATGCGGCGGTGCAGACAGCGATAAGAGACCATGTGGATTACATGAGCGGACCTTATGGGGGCGTAGCTAGGAATGCCTATGTAGGGTTTGACAAAGTGCCAAAGAGGGGAGAAATACTCGAAAGGGTGCGGTTACTGAATAGTCGAAATGTTGCATTACTTGCGCAGGCGATAAAGGTGTTTGACGAAAATGGCGAGGTGATAACCTTGCCACCTTATTACACTGCGCTATTAGCTGCGGCGTGTGATGCAGGTCGTCTTGGAGGGCTTACATGGCGATATGTATCGGTTGTGGATGTGGTGGATGGTTCGATTTACTCTAATGCAAACGACAGGTGGACTGTCAGCGAGGACATAGAGGACTTGATAGCGTCTAGTGTGTTTTTGCTGGAGAAGCGGCCTGTGGGCATTAGGTGGTCGAGGGATGTGACGACCTATGTGACGGATAACAATCCCATCTTTTGCAGTGTGACTGCGAATGAGAGCGCTAATCGTAGTAACGAGTCCATGAGGCGGGCACTCGAACAATTCATAGGCAATCTAGGGACGGCGATTTTGCCCGTGTTGGTGAAGGCTAAGGTTATGGAGGAGCTAAGCAGGCAGGTGAAGGACGGGGAAATAAAAGCCTATGACCCGAAGAGCATTGAGATAGAGGACTTGGGGAATGCTTTCAATATCGGTTACAAGATAGCGGTATTGGAGAGCATTTACTGGATTACATTGACGGCGCATGTTGTAAGGATGCCGTCGGTGTAGAGGAGGTGAAGCATGGCTACGGGCAGGACTATTTTGCATGGGTCTCGCTGTGAATTGTATGTAGGCGACAGGCTGATAGGGTGGGGCAGTGATGTATCGGTGGATATTCGGTTTCAGAACTTACCTGTGGAGGTTTTGGGAGAGCCGCATCCAGTGGAGATTGTGCCTGTGGGGGTGATGGTGGATGTGACGATTGGCTTTGTGCGGATACTAGAGAGTGATGTTATTCAGGATGCGTTGATGCCATCCGTCAGTGGAGATAATCCTGGGGGGATAGTAGCTTTTCCAGAGATGACGATAAAGGTAATGTCGAAACATGCGGCGGTTGATAGGCCTGTGATAATAGTGGAGGGGGCGAAGCCTGCCCAGTATAGGTTCACTGTGCAAGCGAGAACGCTTGTAGCGCAAAACATGACATTCCAGGGGCGTGTAGCTAGGTTCACAAGCGAGGCGGCGTAACGGGCTAATAAGGAAGGAGGTGCTATATGCCAGCGCTAGAGGAGCTTTTGAAAGAAGGCGAGACGCTAGATTTGGGTGCAGTGCCCAAGACGAAGCACGCTTTTAGGGTGCGTTATACAGCGCTAGACGGGAAGCAATACGAGGGGGTTTTTGTGGGGCGGTTGCCGAGTGCGGAGGATTATCGCCAGATGGCGATTATTCAAAGCGCATTGACGCGGGGGGCGAACTGGCCGTCTCTTAGTCCCGACTTGCAGGCGGTGATAGTGGCTATGGCCAGGTGTCATGTTTTATTAGAGGTGAAGCCTGCGTGGTTCAATAAGCCGTTGGAGGAGTTAGGTGCGGAGTTGTTTTTGGCAATCTCGCAGGAACTATCACAGTTTGAAAGCGCCTTTTTTCGCGAGGGTTCGCAGGATAAGCCGAAAGTGGGTGAAGTCGCAATTGAACCTATTGGGGCGGGACTGGAGGCAGGTAAGTAGAACGCCAGTCGGGGAGCTGGTATTTGACCTTCTGGCTTTAGGGGAAGCCACGAAGGAAGTGCCTGATTTAGAGGACATAGAGGACCCTGTGGTAAGGGAATGGGAGCGGAAGTTTAGGGAAGAAGCGGGGTTGTTAGATGCCTGATTACAGGACGGAGATTGAGATACAGGCGAACCTGCGAGACCTTCAGCGGGTTCGTGACCTTTTAGCGGAGATAGAGCGTCAACAGCAGAGGATAAGGCAGTTACAGATAAGCCCTGCTGTGGCTGGTGGTGGGCTTGGAGGTGCGGGGTCGGTAGCTGGTGCAGGGGCGGTGGGTGCAGTTGCAGAGCAAACGGCGCAAGCGGCGGCGGTAGCGGTGCAGAAAGAAGCGGCGGCAAGTCCGAGATGGGTGTCATTTTTACGGGGCTATTTGGGGCGTATGGAGCCGAGTGTAGCGGCGTTTGGGGGGTATGTGATTTCGCACATGGTCAGGCAGGTTACGGATGCATTTGCGAGGGGGATATTTATGACGCTGCCTGCGGAGGTAGGGGGGGCTTTAGCGGGGACGCCGGCGGGGTTGGCGATGGGACGGATACAAGCGGAGACGATGCGCAGGATGATGTGGGTGCAGGCAGGAAGGGCAGCGGGTGGCGGTATAAGTGCGGGTCTTATGACAGCGGCGGGGGCGGTATTGCCAGCGCAGCCTGAATTGGCGGCTGGTTTAGCGGCGGCGGCGGTGGTAACGCAAATAGGAACGAGTTTACTGACAGCGAGCCGAGAGGCAGAGATTGAAAAAAGACGGATAGTTGAAACGAGGGGGGTCGAGGTGTTGCAACAGGGGGTGCAACAGAGGCTAGGACAGCTAGAGGCAATGATGGCGATAGGGAGGACTGGTGGGTGGTTTGAACCGCGACTTGGATATGGGGGCGAGGTGCAGTGGCGCCAAATCCAGGTGCGTGAGTTTCAGGATGCGATGCAGGCTGCTGCGCAAAGGTTTGGAATGAGCTTTCGAGAGGGGACGGAGATGTATGCAAGGGCAATGCAAAGAGCGGCGTTGCCTTTGGGACCTGAAGGGTATGGGATATTTCCGTACCTTTACAGGAGGTTTGGATTAGGTCCCGAGCAAGCAGGAGGCTTTTTTAGGGGCTTTAGGGAAGGCTATGGCGTGGACTTGACGGGGATTGGGTTTTTTGAACGGCCTGGGGTAGCGATGATGACGCTTGCGGGGGTGATAAAGCAAGCAATTCAAGCTGGCATTGTGGAGACGGACATTCCGCAGTTGGTTGAAAGGATAGCCTCTTATCAAGAAGAGATAGCAGAGCGTGGGGGCGTGACGAGGCCCGAGCAAATCCAGCAGCTATTGGGATGGGCTGCGGAAGCTGGTTTGCGTGGTGCAGGTGCAAGGGCTTTGCCACAAAGGATAACGCAGTTGGGCGGTGGTCTCGCTGGGCAGTTAGCGGAGATGGTGTTGCCGCAAAGCCTTATTCGGAATGTGATGCTTGCAGAGGCATTGCAAAGGACAAGGGGTAACATTCCACAGGCAATCGAGAGATTAATGACAGAGCCGGGGTTCGCTGCGGAGGTAACACAAAGAGCGGCTGGTCGCTTTGGTCCGTTTGCGGGGGTAGCGATGTTCGAGACGCTAGGGCTTGTGCCAAGTGCTGGTAGGCTTTTAGCCAGGGCGGAGATACCGGCAGAAGAAGTAACCTTGCCACCAGCCCGGGGGCGGTCTGTGATGCACCAAATAGTTGAGATGCTTGGTGATGTATTTCAGCGAGTGCCTGAGGAGGTTGGACAGGCGGCTAAGACGAGGGCTTTGACAGAAAACATAGAGCAAACGATTGTGTCCTTGCAACAGTTGAACACTTATCTAGAGCAAACGCGGGATATAATGACGCAGATTATGCCATACCTAAGCATTTTGGGCGAAGACCAGGTGCGGTTGGGTATGTATCAGCTTGCGGATATACTGAGACAGATAGGCTTTAGCGGAAAGAAGAGCAGATGATAGCGGCGCAGGGCATAACAGGAAGGGTCGAGATAAGGACTTCGGATGGCGACCAGCGAGATGTGTTTGGGTGGCTTATCGCGGGCACTATTAGGCGAGGATATGAGGGCGGGGCGATGCTAAGGTTCAAGGTTGACCAGCATAATGATGAGACTTGGAGGTTCTTTCAAAAGATACGCTATGGGGATTGGGTGAAGGTATTTTTACAAAGAGACGAGCCACAGTTGCAAGTGCCATTTTTGGGGATGGTAAGTGGGGTTGATTGGGATGAGACGGTAGGACAGAGTGGGGTTGTGACATGGAGTTACACGATAAGGGCTGAGGCATGGGGTGATGTGCTTTTGACCACGCCTGTCATAATGCCTGTGTCGAGTAAAAGGTTGCCCGGGACTGTGCCTGTGGCGCTATGGGCTGATGGGTATCAAAAGCGCAGTGAAACAATTATTATGCAAGGTAATCTGACTGGGTTCGTGCAAAATGTTTTGAATGACCTTTTGAAGGGGCTTTATCCAGACGCTGCTAAGTTGATAGACCCGAAGGGGGCTGATTTGATAGGGGTAGTTTCGTGGAAACTTAGCGAAAAGGTGACAGGGCTGTCGTTCGATACATTGTCATTTTACGCACCGCAGATTAGCATCGCGGAGCTATTAGCGAGTTTTTTATCTGAGGACTTACATGAGTTCTTTTGCGATTATGAGATATTGAATGATGCAGGGGACTTCGTTCCAGCTGTGATTTTCAGGAGGCATCCGCTGGTGCGGGCTAAGGAATGGCGGGGAGAGGCTATTGATATAACAGCGAATATTCGAGGGGCGACATTTGGGCGCAACGGTGGAGAAAGGGCAACGGTGTGGTATCCAGGGGGCTTGCTAAGGTCGAGTGTGGCATCTGGGTATGTAGGAGACTATGGCACGGACACGCAAATCCCCATCATAGAGGAGGGGCTGTTATCTCGCTATTCGGCACGGACGAGGCCGGCGAAGGACCCAATCTTAGCAAGCGTGGGGTTCGGGGACGATGAGAAAACGGTGTCTGCGGACCTTTTGCAACAGTGCGTGGATAGACTGAAACAGGGGCGGGAGGCGCATTACTATGATGATGAGCGGTTGCTTTGTAGTATAAGCCTTGTGCCAGCGGTCGAGGTGAGACCTGGGCAGGGATATAAGTTCACTGTAAGGCGGCCGGTCATGATGCGTGAAATAGCGAAAGATGGGCAGTTCAAGTTTAGAGAGACGGATGTGCTGATAGGCTATTGTCGAGGGGTGACGCACAGTTTGCGTGTGACCAATGCGGGGCTGTTGACTAGTCAAAGCGATGTGGATTTGGCGCATTGCGAGCCAGAGAGCTCGCTTGTAGTTCCAGGCATTCGAAGGGTGCAGGCGCCTATGGTTATAGTGCCAAGATATACTTCGGAAATGATTTTGCTAAGCGGGGACGGTGCGACTGCGGGGACTGGGGGCTATAAGATTAGGCATGTGCTAGATGAGAAGTTTAGCAGGGGCGGTCCGCGAGACTTATCGAAGGGGCTTTATGGGATAGTCGTTCATCATTCTGGGGCTGATGGGATAGATGCAACGATAAGAGCGTTACAAAGCAGGTCGGTATCCACGCATTTTGTGATTGACTGGGGTGGCGAGATATATCAGTTGTTAGCGGTTAGCGATATAGCGTATCATGCTGGGGGGTTCAATCAGTGGAGTGTAGGGATTGACTTGGTGGGGGGCTATGTAGGTTCGTTTGCGGGTAAAGGTGCTGGGGGTGTTAGGAAGCCTTTCACACAGCAGCAGGTGGAGGCGCTGGCTGCGCTTGTAAAGAGTCTGATAAGGGCGAAATACAATGGTCAATCTATAGTTGTGGAAAGTGCGAAAAGGACTTATCCTTACAGGAAATGGGCGAAGGAGGCTAAGGAGAGACAGGACATTTGGGCTTGGTGGGCGGAGCAAGGGCTAATAAAGCCGTTCAGAGACAAGACGCAAGGAGGTATATTTGCCCATAATCAGCTAGACCCAGCGAAGCCAGACCCGTGTTACGCACCGACGGACTGGAGCGAGATGGGGCAGTTTTGGGATAATAAAGTTCGGGTAGCCTTAGCATTTGCTTTTGGGAGCACATGATGCGGCTTGGACTTGTATTGAGTGTTTACACTCAAGAAAGCGCGGATTACAACGGGCTTGTGGCTGATGTTTTGCTTTTACAGTCGAGGCAAATACTGCGGGGGGTATGGGTTCAGGATTTGGGTGGTGGTGTAGGGACATCTGGGTTTGTGGAATTGGCGCAATGCAGTGGCATGGAGATAGCGGAGATAACGAAGTTGCTAAGCACTGGCGGACCGATAGCGCCTTATCGTTACAGTGGGGCGATGGTGCTGGTAGATAACATAGAGGGAACGGACATAAATGTGATAGTGGGGGTTTTACGGCACGCGAGGGCTGACAAGTCGGTATTTTCACAGTTTCCCAAAAAGAAAGTGATAAGACCCAAGTTAGGTGGAAGCGAGACAAAGACTGTGCTTTACGAGGGGACAGATGTTCCAGAGAGGCTGTCGAACACGGGGGATAAGGAAAACGAGCCTTTCAGGGTTGGGGGGTTATGCTTTGAACATGGGGGACTGCGGATAAGTGCAAGCGGGGATGGTGTATTTATAGACGGGCGGGAGGCGTCGTGTGGGGTGACGATACAAGGCGCAAAGGCGAGGGTAGTGACAGAAGGGGCAGTCATAGATTGCGATGGCGAAAATGTTACAATCAAAGCGGGCTTGGTGAAGGTGCAAGTGGGCGATATAAGTTTGCGCCTTGATGGAGAGACGGTGAAGATTGAGACCCCGAAGGGAAACACGAAGGTCGGTCAGGAGTGGGTAGCGGAGCTTGGTGGGGTTCAGATAAATGCGAAGGAGAACAAAATCGAGGTGCAGTGCCAGGAGTTTAGCGTGAAGGCAGAGAAAACGCTGTCGCTAGAGGGCACACAAAGTGCGAAGGTGAAGAGTTCCGTGAAGGTTGGTATAAGTGGCGTTCAGGTTGACATAAGTGGCTCGCAGGTTGGGTTGGGGCCCGGTGAAGGGGCTGGTGTGCCTGTGGCGATAGGAGGGGACCAGGTCATAACGACACCTGGCGGCATGGTGGTTCAACCGAAGCCGAGAAGTGTGACGATAAGGGGTGGCTAAAGATGGCGAAAGTGCCAGAGCAAAAGCTGCCAAAAGTGGCGATACCAGTGAAGTATGCGCTTATGTCGCGAGAAGGCACGGCGTTGGGAGGGAAAGCCCGCAGGGCTGAGAATTATAGGACCTCTCTTGAGGTCGAACGGTTATTGCCACAGAAGGCGGGCGAAACGATGCCGCACGATGCGATTATTCCCTTTATAGTTGACGCTCGTTATTCGTTTGTGCCAGCGACAAACATAACGCCGACAGTTAGCGAGATTGTGGTGGAGCACGGGGAGTTGAGGCTTGGGACGGTTACCCTGCAGGGCGAGATTGGGCCTCTGAATGTGCGAAATTGGGAAAAAAGGCACTTCATAACGCATCCTTCGGTTGTCTATTTGCAAAAGGCGCTGGACATGTTGCGGCAGGAGATGGTCAATAAGAGCAAGACGCCAGTATTGACGCTTGT